TGCACTAGAGCCCATATTAGAATTATTCTTAGTTATAGACTTATTCACTCTGTGAATATCTTTATGCACAATGCCCTTTGGTCCTTTGAATATATCTGGCTTTTCTGTAAAACTCCGGTCCTTTTCGGTAGCAATCGCCTTTGCGTCATCTTCGGTAATACTTGGGTCAAATACCATAAAATACTTTAAGCCCTTCAATCCTGGATGTTTTCTGGCATATCTTATATAACCGAATTCAATTAGTTTTTTAATATGTCTTGAAATAGTTGGTTGTGTAATTGACAAATCTCTGGCCAGGGTTCGCTGGTTCGGCCAGGCTACACCTTGCCTAGATGTATAGTTACCAATGGCACAGAGCACACGAAAGACTGAGCTATGCTTTTTAAATCTTGGGTCTATTACAGCTCGTTGTGGTATTACGCAAAAATGCCCTGGGGTCTTGCCCTTGCCATAGCTTGTTTTATTTTTTGTCATCTGGTTTCAGCTTTACGACCTTTGGCCGGTTGTGTCCTTCTACCAGGTTAATCAAATAATCAATATAATTTTTAGCTTTTTTTAAATCGGTCAATCCACCTTTAAGCTGCCATCTGGAAATATATTTAATTATGTTACCTTCATTATATCCGAGCTTGTTTTTGGTTATATAGTCCCTCGGCTGTATTGTCAGATTATTATAATGAGCTGGGTCTGTTGGGTCCTTATCTCTTGGCATTACTATATCCTCTCGCAGCATTAACAAATTTGTCTAGTCGGTCTTGCCTTATTTTAGGCCTAATTTCCAGGCCCATCTCCAGCATCTCAGATATTAAAGAGGCCATGCTTATTCTCTCGGTTTTGGCCTGGGCTTGTAACTTCTCTTTTAATTTGGGTTTTATCTTTAAATATATAGGTATTAACTTATCCATAATTTACTCCATTATTTTTTTTATTTAGTGTATTGACATATATATCTGATATATATATTAAGTATATATGTACAATTTATGTCCAAGAACTTAACCAAGGAGGATAATATGGAATATGTTGGTACTTATGGAAGATACTCTTACAATACAAGTGAGAGCTACAAGAAAAGCAGAGCTAGTAAATGGAAGGATGACAAGGGCATCTATTATTATAAATCATATAATACGATTATAGCCTTTGAAGTTGATGGCATGATAACAGCCAGGCAAAATGTCTGGGGCACTACTACTGGCAAACATTTAAACTGGATAAGCAGCAAAAAATATAGACTGCCTTCTGATAAATTTGAGGCAGAGCTTAAAAAAGTCCAAGGCAGACCGGCAGACTACAAAGCACCGGACCAGCTCAAAGTGGTGGGTCTTGCGTCAGCTATGTTTGGAATATTATCTGAGAATGACAAAGAGGCAAAAGTAAAATTTCAAAAAAGATTTTACGAGAAAGTGCCTGGATTACATTTTCCGGATGACTGGGACCAGTTAAGCACAGAAGAGAAAGAGAAAAGGCTTAACAATGTTACAAAAGTTGCACTAGAAAAGAGGGAGGACTAAATGACAAAAAATAATTGGTCTAAAGAAACTTTATCTAAAGTTAGAAAACTTGCAGATAAGCATTCTGTAAATATAAAAAACTTTAGTGATAGTGATTTAAAACAATTTTTAAATTTATTTGTCAAAGCAACAGACAAAGTAAATAAACAAAACCAAAAGAGGGAGGGTTAGATGTCTTTACAATCAGACGCAAAAAAAGCTCTTGAACTTATGAACTCTGGCCAATGGTTACAGCTTGAGGGTTCAATAGGTCGTTGGGTCCAAGGATTTATAGATGCAGAATACCTGGTCCAAGACTTTGACAAAACAATAAAACTTGGGCCAGTTAAATTTGTTGATGGTTATGGAAGGCCACAGCAACAATACTGGGCCAAGATTAACTGGGAGAAAGTTTATGAAGATGAGTGGGGGTATGATGGATAAAGAAAAGAAAATCTATTATTCAGATATATTAGATTATGTTGATGTCTGTTTTAGCTGCACAAGCCAAAATATAGACACTTCAAATAGTAACAAATATATTTGTAAAGACTGCCAAAGCGAGGATGTAGGTTCAGTTCCTCCGGAGGATGTTTTATAATGACAAAACCATTCTTATCTTGGCTCACAAAAAACAAACTCAAAGCAACAGACAAATGGGTTCCGGACTTGCGTTGTGTTACAGACACAAGCACATTCCGGTACTTATCAAAAACTGGTTATACATCGGACCAGGTTGTTGAGAGAGCAATAGAGGATGGCTGGTTCTATGTAAACTGGGACCAGCCTCCGGAACTAACATTCCAGGATGTACTGGATAAAGTGGAGGCAGAAATATAATGGCAGTATCACAAGCAAAAAATATCCTGGCTCATCTTGTACAGCACAGAACTATCACACCATTAGAGGCACTTAATCAATATGGTTGTTTTAGATTAGCTGCTGTAATTCTTAATCTTAAAAAAGATGGTTACGAAATAGAAACGCAAATTATAAAAAAAAATAAAAAAAGATTTGCTCAATATATTTTAAAAAAAAAACCATCTTTGCAAGAGCTATCACTTAAATACGATAGTTACGCAACAGATGAAGAGCTAGAGGATGAGGGTTTACTTACATAATGCAAGTGAAACTAAAATTAATTAACGCAACAAAACAACAAAAAGAAACCTTCCTCAGAGAGTTGTCTGTTATTGGACAATCTTGGAGGAGGGTTGGTTGTAAACTAGAAATAAAGGGAGTGCAATATGATAGGTTATGCAAGAGTGAGCACAAAAAAACAAGGCCTTGATGGTCTTGGTATGGAGGACCAGATAAAACAAATAAAAGATTATGCAAAAAGAAATAATCTCACAATCATAAAAATTTATAAAGAGACAGAGAGTGGCAACAAAACTGATAAACACAGACCGGAGTTGTCAAAGGCTATATCACAATCAAAAATTAATAAATGTAAATTAGTTATTGCCAGGATTGATAGGCTGTCCAGAAATGTTGAGTTTACATACAAGTTATTAAACAGCAAGGTTGATTTTGTTTGTATTGATATGCCACAAGCAAACACAATGACTATTGGTTTTATGTCAGTCATCGCACAAAATTATAGAGACCAGGTATCAGCTAATACTAAAAGAGCATTGGCCAGAAAAAAAGAAAATGGAGATAAACTTGGTAATGTAATTAATCTTGTAAAACACAGAGACAAAGGCCGGATTACACACAAGCAAAACTGCTCAAAATTTGCAACAGATAAATTACAAATGATAAAAGGTTTTATGAGCACCGGTGTTACATCGTACAAAGGCCTAGCTGATTTGCTAAACAAACACCAGGTCCCAACGATGAGAGCAAAAAAGTGGTATCCTACAACAATAAAAAACATTTTAGAAAACGAACAAAATGTGTTAAGAAGGGAGGCATAGGATGAACAAAGTTAAAACAATCATAAATGCTTTGAAGTTTATAGGGGAGGGGCTTGTATTTCTTCTGGCCTTGGGGACTATATTGTTCTCTGTGATTATGATGTGTGCTTTGATTGATAGATGTTACTATTTTTATTTCCCAGGGGTTTTGACATGAGAAAAGATAGTGGCAGAAAAACATCTTATAAAAGAAAAGAACTAGGGGCTAGTGTTGCACCAACATTGGTCCCTGGTGTTGATGGTTTCAAAACACCTAACGATGTTTTGGGAGATGCAATAAATGAGTACAATGGATTGGAGGTTTCAAATGACTTAGCACACAATCCAAAATTGGAGGCTGGTATAAAACTTGAACCAGCTATCCTGGAATGGTCCATGAGTAAACTAAAAGAAAAGGCTTTGGAGCAAAAGGTAAGATTGACTTTTAGTGTACCAAAAAATGCTGCACTTTATAGATTACAAAATGGATTACTCGGCTGCTCTGTTGATAGTATGATAAAGATTACTGGTGGAGAATTTGAATTGACTGATAGCTTAAACAAAACATATAAACTAAAAGATACTGGGCCTGGTCAAATAAAAAATACTTCCCTCAAAGCAGCCGATAAAATGCCAAGGTTGTTTTATCAATACCAAGTACAGCAAGAGATGCTTTGCACCGGAACAGAATGGGCCATCCTCATACAATTATACATGGGATGGGACTTACAATTTTTTGTAATAAAAAAAAATCATAAGATGCAACAAGAACTTATAGAGGCTGGTACAGATTTCTGGAATAGGTTTGATGGAGTATTACAAAACAAAGATTATTACTATCCACCAGATACATCCAGGGAGGCCAGTAAACTTTACAAAGGTAATGGGTCCGAGGATATTGTAAACATGGATGGTAACAATGAGCTCGGAGAATTGTTGGAGAGATATACAAAACAAAAAGAAATACAGAAGGACAACAAAGTTGCTCTTGATGTTGTTGAAAAACAAATCAAGCAGATAGTAAAAAATAATGAAAAGGTATCTTACAGAGATTTCATTATTTCACACAGCACAATCAAAAAACAAAAAACAAAGTCAGTACCGATACCAGAACAATATACTGAGTACAGACGATTTAGTATTAAAGGAGGAGACAATGCTTGAGATAGAAAAAAATATAGCAGTACCAGAAATAGAAAGACACTCTTGGAAACTAGACGAATATCATACAACAGCAAAAGCCATGGCAGTTGGAGATAGTGTAGCTCTAAGACCAAGACCAGAGATAATGGAGAAGGACCCAAAAGCAGAACAATCAAAAGTATATGCAGACGCAAATTGTTTGATAGCAAGAATAAGAAGAATATATGGCAAAGGAGCAGCAACGATGAGGCAGCTACATAAAAGAGGGCAGCCATTTGCTGGTTATAGAATATGGAGGAACAAGTGAGTGATACAAAAAATATAGTAGAGGCATTGA